AATGCAGAAAATGATATTTCTGTTGTTGATATTAAAAATCAGGTAGGAGTTTCTTCAGGAAACTTAGTATTTGTAAGTAGGGTAAATGAAAAGAGTGTTGGTGATGTTGGACATCCAGTTCAGTGGGATTCAACAAATCAAAACTGGTATGTTGGTGTTAACTCTGTAGGATCTGGAGCAACTAGTTTCTTCACTAATTTAGCATCAGTAACAGCTCCACTTTCTTATATCAAGAGAACTCTAGATAGTAGAGTTAATAATGATAAAGCATATAGATTTAGAGTATTCATTCCAAAAGAAGCAGAATCAGCTTCTGATATTAGTTCAGGATTTATTGTCCAAAGAGCATCAAATGCTCTAAGTTCTTTACTTTATCAAGCAGAAAGTGCTGATTTAGTTTCTGCCACTGGAAATGAACTATCTTTAATTAGAAATAAAGGTGCTATTGTAGATGCTTGGTATGACTCTGGAACAGTCACAGTAGTTACCAGCAAACCACATAACTTAAAAGTTGGTGATACTATAAAAATATATGATTTAAAGAGTTCTGCAGAACCTGCTCCAGTTGGACTTGGAACAGGCACTGGATATAATGGACAATTTACTGTTGCATCTGTAGTTAATGAATTGAGATTTACATATTCAATTACTAGAGATCCTGGAACAATTTCTGTTGGCATATCAACAGCAGAATCTTGGTTAACTGTAAGAGATTGTGCACAAACTTCAAATTATAGAGTTCCACCATACACAATCTATGATGCTAATAGAAGCACTCTTCCATACTTTGTACAGAAATCAGTTCCAAATGATTATCAAGCATATCAGATAGACACAATAAGTTCTTATGAGCAAGGAATAAATGATGGAATTTATCATGTAACATTTAATGCATTTAAGAATACTCCTACAGTAACTCCATTTAATACCAGTGAATATAAACTTTCTCAAAGCATAGAAAGACTATATCCAGAAGTTGATGCTGATAATCCAAATGCAGATCCACAAGGAACTATTACAAAAGCTTCAAGATCTGCTATTGGAATAGTTGATATTAATGATGTAAAAAATAGCAGCACAAAAGAAGTAGTATCTTCTTTCTTAAATGATTTTAATGTAGGAAAAATTGTAACTGGAATTACAACCTACCAAGATACGACAGTTATTGGTGGAGTTGGAGTTTGTACTGCAACAACATCATTAAACCATGGTCTTGGTGGAATTAAGAGACTAACAATTAGTTCAGGTGGATCTGGATTCTTAAATGGAACATATTATGACATCCCACTTTGTGGTGGATCTGGTGCAAATGCTACTGCTAGCATTACTGTTTCTGCAAATGCTGTAACAGCAGTAACTATCCAAAACTTTGGATCTGGTTATGTAGTTGGAGATTCATTAACCCTAAGAGGAATTCCTGGATCTTCAAACACTGCAACTGTTATTGTTGCAGCAACAAATCAACCACCATCAGATTTAGATACTATTCAAATTCTTGGATGTACAAACCCAAGAAATAATGGAACATTTATTGTAAAATCTGTAACATCTAATAAGATAACTTATTACAACAATCTTGGAGTTCCAGAAACTCCAGAGCAAGGTGTTATTTTACCAGCTGGTCCATCCTATCAATTACAGACATCTCCAGATGGTGCAGTATACAATGGATTGACAGATACAACAACAATTATTACCCAACAACCACACAATTTTGCAGTTGGTAATAAGGTAATCTTTGATGATCAAATTGGACCAACCCCAACTATTGGAATATCTACTATTTCAAATGTTATTGGAATTACATCATTTACAGTTAGAGGAGATGCTGGAGCAGCAAACAGAGTTTATGCATTAGGACTATCTGCAAATACAAAAGATACTGATGCTGAAAATGAAAATCTGGCATCAAGACATTTTGCAATTTATAATGGATATAAGGGAAAAGTAAACCAAGCAATCACTGCATCTGATATTAATTTCTTAGTATCAGACATTTATGGATTGCAAAAAGGAGACATAATTCAGGTAAACACTGAAATTATGTTAGTGACAAAAGTTTCTGGTGGTGAAATTTATGTCAAGAGAGGACAATTTGGTACAAGAGTAGTTCCACATTTAGATCAATCTGCAATAAAGAGAATTACAGTAATTCCAGTTGAACTAAGAAGAAATTCAATTCTCAGAGCATCTGGACATACATTTGAATATGTTGGATTTGGTCCTGGCAACTACTCAACTGGTATGCCATCAAACCAAGATAGAATTCTAAATGACAATGAGATTCTAACATCTCAGGCATTGACATCTCAGGGTGGATTAGTTGTCTACACTGGAATGAACAGCAATGGTGAATTCTTCATTGGAAGAACTAAGTTTGATGCTATTACTGGAGATCAAACTGCAGTTGGAGTTCCCATTGAGGATGAAGATGCCGCAGTAGCAGATACTCTTGAAGTTAATACTTTAATTGTCAATGATATTCTTGATGCATCAACAGCAGTTACTACAATTCAAACCTTAACAGTAGAAGGAGAATCTGAACTTGTTGGTGTTACCACATTCTCAAGCAATCAACCAGGCATAAGCACAACTGTTGCTGCTGTGGTTGTTGCTGGTGGTGTTGCAATACAAAATAATTTAGTTGTTGCTAATGATGCAACTATTGACAAGATTACAGTAGGACTGTCTTCAGCAACAACAATTACTACCACATCAGAAAATCTGTATTTGAATTCTGCTGGTGGAAAGGTAATTATCCCACCATCAACAACACTTCATGGATATGGTACAATTCCTGTTGGTGGAATTATTCTTTGGTCTGGTGCAGCATCTTCTATTGGAACTGGAGATCTTTCAAACTGGAGATTATGTGATGGAACTAATGGAACTCCAGACCTGAGAAATAGATTTGTTGTTGGTGCTAGCAGTGGAACTGGAGATACTACATATCCAGGACTTTCTGTGGGTGCAACTGGTGGTAGTGCTGATGCTACTTTGGTTTCACACAATCACAGTGCCTCTTCATCATCAACAACAACTCTAAGTGGTGGGGATGCAAGTGGTACATTTGTTACTAGTGTGGGACAAACTAATAGTGGCAGACAATCTGGTGGAGCAAACGTTGTACAATCAGTTACTTCTTCCACTGGTTCTGTTTCATATACTCAACCAACAGCATCAACATCAACTTCAACTTCAATCAGCACTGAAGGTTCATCTGCAACAAATGCTAACTTGCCCCCATACTATGCTCTTGCATACATTATGAGAACTGCTTGATTTCTTATAAATAAATCAAAAGGGGGATAGTGGAACCCGATGGCATCACAAGAGAACTATTTTGTAGTCAGAACTGGACTCGGTGTTGGTACACAAGCATTATATGCAGATGCTACCACCAAAAGAGTATCCATAGGTAAAACAACAGCAGATTATAGTTTAGATGTTATTGGTGATGCTAATGTAGAAACATATTTGACTGTTGGGGATAGATTAGGTGTTAATGTAGCAGCCCCAGCATTTGAAATTGATGTAGATGGAAAGGTATATGTAACTGATGGTATTGGTATTGATGAAGATCCTGGCGATAATAAGTTTAAAGTCAATGTAAATGCTCCAGAATCTGTAGTAATTACTGGTCTTGGTTCAGTTGGTATTGGATCTACAGTTCCAGAATATAATTTAGATATTCTCCAGAATGCAAGGGTTCAAGGATTTACATCCATGACCTTTGCCACAATCTCTGGATTTGGCACAATAACAGTAGCACAAATAGGAGCAGAAACTGTTGGAGTATCAACAGTTGGATTTGCTACTGTAACTCATGAAATAGTCGGAGTATCTACTGTTGAATACTCCAATGTACTACAGTCCACTGTAGGATTAACTACTGTTGGCATAGCAACAATTTCTAGTGAGTTTGTAGGATTCTCAACTATTAATTATGCAGATATTGTTGATGCTAATATTGGCATTGCAACAGTGGGATTTGCCACAATAACTGATGCATTTATTGGAATTTCTACCATTGGCATTGCAACCATCACCAATGCTCAAATTGGAATTGCAACAGTTGGAGTTGCATCAATTACTGATGCTTATGTTGGATTTGCAACAGTAGGATTTGCAACAATTACAGATGCTTATATTGGAATTGTAACAGCAGGAATTGCTACAATTTCTTCAGCACAAATTGAGGTTGAGGTAGTAGGTGTTTCAACAATTGGTGTTGGAACAATCTCACAATTAGTTTCTGGTATTGCTACAGTAGGATTTGCTTCTATTGCACAATCTGTAGTTGGATTTGC